AGAGTTGGTTTTGCAAGTGGTACTGCTTATGCTATTGGTACAATGCTTGACGTATATGTATTCCAAGCAATTAGAGAAAGATCAGATGCATGGTGGGCGGCACCAGCAATTTCGACTATCGCGGCAAACATCATTGACACATATTCATTCTTTTATGTGGCGTTTGCAGGTTCGTTGGATGCAGAAGGCAACCTATCATGGATTGGTGCTAACTGGCACGTAGTTGCTCAAAATAATACACTTACTAAAATTGTTGTAGGCTTAGTAGTATTCCTACCAGCATACGGTGTACTATTGAAATACCTAAAAGGTAAATTGAAGTAACACATGGTTAAGATATACGAGTCCCCAGACGGAGGTAAAACAGTTTACGAACGTGATACCAAAACTGGGGACCGTATTTGCATTGAAAAAGAAATATTGCCCGAATGGCATTTAACAGAATTAGAGATAAGTGAAATAGTAGATTATGCAAATGAAGGAAATAAGTCTTTACAAATGCAACTAAAGAAGTTAAAATTAATGTATAATCTAATTAAAGAAAGTAACTGGTAATGAGAGATCCTAATAGAATTTTTGAAATTGAAAACCCGTTTCCAGAATGGATGGTACAATATATTGAAGATCAAACCAAAGATGTGAATTGGCAATTTGTTAATGTACCAGAAGAACACGAAGAAGGTTTAAATTATAGAACTCCAGCATTGTTCACTAATGTAATGTTCTGTACACAAAGTAACATACTTGACGATCATAAAGAACTTACAAAATTATTACATACTGCATTGACAAGAGAAATTATTCCAAACACAATAGAAGATGCACAGATTAATCAAGTAACAAGAACAAGATTAAATGGTACTGTGCAAGGTGTATACTACGGTCCACACAATGATGTAAGAAACGGACAGCCTGGACTTTGGACATTTGTATATTATGTAAATGATGCAGATGGAGATACTGTATTCTTTTCAGACGAAGGCAAAACTGAAATGAAAAGAACAAAATACAAAAAAGGAAATGCAATTTTATTTCCTGCACATTATTGGCACACTATGGACGTGACAACTGTTCCATTACGTGTTAGTATAGGAATGACATACAGCATAGAGACAAAATTAAATGAAGAATAAATTACCTTTAAAAGATATACTGGCCGCAATTGATATGGGTGCGAAGAACGTTTGGGACGAACTGTCTGATGACGAACGCAAACAGGTAAGTTTTTATTTGTTGAATAGATATTGCAGTGTAGTAAAAGGTAAACGTGAAAGTCAAGAACTTGCGGTGTTTAAAACAAATGAATACTACAACAAGAACTATTTTACTATTGCTAAACATCAAAAACTGCTATGGCACTTGTTGTGTATGACTTCAAATGCAGAGAAGAAAATTCAGTATCATGAATGGATTGGTTACAAAAAGAAAGGGGCTAATTCAAATAAATTAGGAAAAGAACTTGAAAAGATTTTCCCTAATATGAAGTCTGATGAAATTCAAATGTTGGTTCAAATGAACAAAAAGAAAGATATTGAGAAATACATAGAGGAATATAATGGCGGCAATTAAAGGCAACAGATTATTTACGTTTGGATGTAGTTTAACAAGATACCATTGGCCTACTTGGGCAGATATTCTCGGACGTAGTTATCATGAGTTTTATAACTGGGCAAATCGGGGAGCAGGTAACAGACAAATTTTTGAAAGACTTTCTGAATGTATTGCTACACAAACCCTAACAAGTGACGATACTATCATAGTGCAATGGACAGATATTCACAGATATGATCAGCATACATGGGATCCGCAGTTGCCAGAAAGTTGGTATCCAGGCGGAAATATTTTTACAGACACTGGTGCAGATCCGTTGAAAGCATTTGTTATTAATAAAATTTGGAATGAAAATAGTTTTCAATTACATTCACTTAATTTTATACACGCAGGAGTAGCATTAGCAAGAATGACAAAGTGTAGAGTGATTATGACTTTTGCAAATGATCTACGACCTGAAACAAAGCAATTCAACGGATATAATAAAATTTTTATGAATAACTATTGGGTCGATGCTGATCTATATAATTGGACTGTGCAAAATCACGATAAGAGATTAAGTTTTAAAGGAGCAAGACTTGGTGACTTAGGAGATGAACCTACTATGGATTTTCATCCTACACCTATTATGTATTATCATTGGTTAAAAGAAAGAATTGCTCCAAGAGTAAATTTACAAATTGATAAAAAGTTTGCAGAAAAGATGCAAACAACATTAGAACAAACAAAAAATTATTCTGACATTGGTCAAGCAATACGAGATGCAGGATATGATCCTAACAAGTATTATGTTAGAGGTTACTAATGGATAGAAAGTTTGTATGTCAATATTGTAATACGGGGTACAGTAGAGAGAAAACTCTTGCGGTACATATGTGTGAACAAAAGCGTAGAGCATTACAAAAAGATGAGAAACACGTGAAGTTAGGCTATTATGCTTTTACACGATTTTATCAACTATGTCAAAATTTGAAAGGCACAAAAACCTATGAAGAATTCTGTAAATCTTCTTACTATAATGCTTTTGTTAAGTTTGGTTCCTTTGTTTCAAATGTACGACCATTATATCCAGAAAAGTATGTTGACTACGTGGTCACATCAGGAGTCAAACTTGACCACTGGTGCCGAGACGAACTATACGAAAAGTACGCACTCGAACTTATCAAAAAAGAAGGTGTCGAAACAGCAGTTGAACGTTCAATCAAAACTATGATGGATTGGGCTGATGAACAACAAGCACCTTGGGAAGATTATTTTAGATATGCAAGTTTGAATCGCGTGACACAACATCTTAGAGACGGAAAGATTAGTCCGTGGCTTGTACTAAACTGTAAGAGCGGAAAAGAAATGATGAGCAAGTTTAACGACGAACAATTACAAATTGTATATCATGTAATGGATCCACAACATTGGGCACTGCGTTTTAAACGTAGTGTTGCTGACGTAGAACTGGTAAAAGAAATTGCTCAAAAAGCGAACTTATGATTGACTTAAATCAAAATATAAAGTATAATAATAACTATGTCAGAATTTAGAGTTGTATCAAATCATATGGGACCAGATGGTGAAAGTGTAGATAGAATATACGGTTCACCGGCCAGTGGTGGACACATGAGATTAATTAATAGAGATTACTCTCAATACAAAGGTGGTATTCATAAACGTGCAATCACTTGTAAAGATTTAGACGGATCAAAATTTAGAAGTTACGTATATGTTACAGATGATAACAGATGGTTTGATCGTTGCGGACTACCTATCGAAAAACCTTCCAACTTGGTAAGCGAAAAAGATGCCTGATATTGACATAGACTTTGCGGACAGAGATATTATACTTGATAAAGTTAAACATCGAGTAGCAAAACTTAATACACTAAAGAAACACAACACAGGCGTATACGTAACAGAAATTCCACATAACCCTGTAGACAATTTATCTACTATTGATTATGAAACTGCGGAAGCAAGAGGTTACTTTAAACTTGACTTTCTTAATGTTTCGATATATAAAGATATAAGAAATGAAGAACATCTTATTGAACTCATGCAAAAGGAACCATTATGGGATCTACTTACTCACAAAGAATTCAGCGATCAATTATTTCACGTAGGAGAACACAGTACTATTCTACAAAAAATGAAACCACAGAGCATCGAGCAGTTAGCGGCAGTACTTGCAATTATCCGTCCGGCAAAGAGACATCTACTTGGACAGTCGTGGGATACGGTGATGAAGAACGTGTGGACGAAACCGACGAACGGTGAGTATTATTTTAAAAAGGCACACGCCGTTGCCTATGCCCATGCAATAGTAGTACACATGAATTTATTATGTGAAATGGTTAGTGCTCAGCACCCTTAAAACTATTTAGGTTTTTTTATTAACTGTACAGATCGTCTTTTTACACGTTTAATTGTTAAGTTTTTTAGATTAACAGTTGGACCGTGAATTATCTTTACATCTTTGCTATTCATGTTTACCATACAATATCTAAATGGTTCCATTTCATGACGCAAGAAGATGTTAATCGGAATCATACGATTCGATTCCCACCACCATATATCACCTAATTCTAAAAACTTATCACGATGTTCATCTGTTATTAGTTCGTTTAGGCTGTATATAGTAGTAATGAAACTGTCCTGATTATTGACGATTCCTACGTATTCTTGTCCCCCGTAGGTGACTACGCTTAAAAAAGGAAATTTTTCTTCTATATCTTTTCTTAACATGATCTCTTATTAAATAAATATGTGTAAGGACTTAAAATTATGCAACTTACACCCAGATATTTAGTCAACGACAAAACCAATCTTGTAGCAGATTTGGCTACAGGTATAACAACGGAGTTTAGAACAGTGTACGCAAGAAACTTAAAAGTATATAGAGGTATAGATAATACCTTAACATTTGAAATTAAAAATAACGATCAGAAACCTATTAGTATTTTAAATTTATATACGCCTAAGTTTGTTGCATTCGACGAATCTAAAAATCAGGTTTTAGACAAGACTTGAACTATTATTGAAACTTCTACTCCGAATTATAAAGGACAGTTCACAGTAAATATCAGTGAAAACGAACTATTAGATGTTAAAGATCAGTATCTGAGTTATGCTGTGTATCTTGTTAAAGATAGTGATGATAGCAAAGTAATTACATATGCTAATGCACATTTTGAAATGTCAGGAACTATTGAAGTTCACAGTACTGCATTTCCTGGACCAAAGGATAGTTACAGTGTAGAAACATTTACAGAAACAGAAACAGATATTTTTGTAAGTGAAAAAGTACAAGCCGATCCGGCACTAAACGGAAACACTGCACTCCATACTGTTGCAGTATACGGCAGTAGTGACTTTGATGGAACAGTTACAGTACAAGGGTCTTTAGAAAATCAAAATCCAAGTACATGGGTTGACATAACTTCAAGTGCTATATCCAATCCTACTGAACCAAAATACATCAACTTCAACGGTGTATTCAATTTTATCAGAACCAAATACACCAAAACTTCTGGAACAATTGATAAAGTTCTCATCCGAAATTAGTTGACTTTTACCGACACTTATACTATAATAATAGTATGAGCATCGTACAAGAAACACTTACGCTACACTTACCTTCGAAACGTAAAACCACCCCCAGTGGTTGGACCAGTTTCAATGCACCTTGTTGTATTCATAACGGTGACTCGGCAGACAAAAGACAACGAGGCGGTTTAATATCAAATGGTGATGGTGGTATAAGTTATCATTGTTTCAATTGCGGATTCAAAGCAAGTTGGCAACCAGGTAGACAGTTAAGTTATAAAATGCGTAAACTGTTTGAATGGTTAGGAACTCCCGACGATGTAATTACTAAACTTGCTTTACAATGTTTACAAATTGCCGAAGTTGGCGACTCTAATATTACTATTGAATTACCAAAGTTTGAAATAAAGAGTTTGCCAGAAGGTGCAAGAAAATTAGATCAATGGGATGATTGGCAAGCACTTGAACCAACAGGTATGGACAATAACTTGTTTAAGGTTTGTGAATATCTTAAAACAAGAAATTTATTTTTAGATGATTATCCATTCCATTGGACTCCTGAACTTGGCTATCGTGATAGAATTATTATTCCATTTTATCACAAAGGCGAAGTAGTTGGATTTACTGCACGTAAGATCAAAGACGGTAATCCAAAGTATCTTAGTGATCAACAACCTGGGTATGTTTTCAATCTCGATGCTCAAAATTATGAAAGAATCTATACCGTTGTTGTTGAAGGTCCGTTTGATGCTATTGCTGTAGAGGGTGTGGCTTTGCTTGGTAGCGAAATCAAAGATCAACAAGCCATGCTCCTCAACAGTTTAAATACTACGAAGGTAGTTGTTCCAGATCGCGACGAAGCAGGAAGTAAACTAATTGATCAAGCAATTGAACTTGGTTGGTCTGTCAGTATGCCTGAATGGCACAATGATATAAAAGATGTAAATGACGCTGTTCAAATGTATGGTAAGATTTATACATTACATTCAATTATCACAGCAAGTGAGAGCAACGAACTTAAAATTAAACTACGGAGTAAAAAATGGTTTGGTTAAAAACTTTATGGCAAAAGATTACAAAGCCATATACAGAATGGAAGGAGAAGAGACGTTTGAAAAAACGAATCGAGGAACTTAAAAAGAGAGA